ATCACGAAGAGCGAAGAGCGCCCTACCAAGGCACAGACCGGCTCCATGCTGGTGCTCACCTGCCAGATCATCGAGGGGCCGCACCAAGGCGTAAGCCTGATGGACCGGCTAAACCTCAACAACCCGAACAAGACGGCGGAAGAGATTGCCCAGCGCACGCTCTCGGCCATCTGCCGGTCGGTTGGTGTCATGATGCCGAACGAGAGTTCGGACCTCCACGACAAGCCGATGATGATTACGGTCAAGGTCAAGCCCGCCGAGGGGAACTATCAGGCATCGAACGAGATCGCCGGATACGAGCCGTGCGAAGGCGGCACACCGGCTGCGGCACCTGCGGCGGCTGCAACGCCACCCTGGAAGAAGAAGTAGCGCAGCATATTAAAGAGCGGGGCGGCTCTCACGGGTCGCCCCGATTACGAGGGAGGATCACATGACCACCGACACCTATGCAATCGAACGCCTGATGAAGCAGCAGCTAGACGGCAACTTCTGGAGTTTCGATGTCGAAGGCCGGATCGTCTGGAATGATGTTGCTGTCGACTTCATCCCGCAGTTCAAACGCTACACATGGACTGACGGCGAGGAAGATCGGCCCAAGGCGCAAATCGTTCGCCGCGATTGGTCGATGGAGGACTTTCAGCGGATGGAGAAACTGAGGATCAAGGGCAGATCATGGAAGGACATTGCCAGGAACTTCGGAGCAAGCGACACGGCCACGAGCGACTATTACAAGCGCGTCATCGCCCAGCAAGATGCAAACATGACAAAGGAAATCACGATCAGGCGAATGAAGATCGTCAAGTGGCTGCATGATCAAGCCACACCAGTGAAAACCATTTGCCTGTTGATGGGCTACGAGCGAAGGTTGGTTGAGAGCGTGACAGGGAGGGAATAAGAATGAAACTAGACATGACATCGCCAATCGTAAAGGCGATCTATCAGCGATATGAAGAGAACCGCCGCAACGCACACAGGCCGCATCTTGGCGGGTCGCAGATCGGGAACATCTGTTCTCGCGCGCTTTGGTATCAATTCCGGTGGACATATACCGAGAAGCACGAAGGCCGCATCTTGCGCCTCTTCGAGACGGGCGAACGCGAGGAAGGGCGGGTGATCCAAAACCTACGAGCTGCCGGTTGCACGGTATGGGATCGTGATCCTGCAACAGGCCAGCAGTTCCGATATACGGCAGTTGGCGGGCATTTCGCCTTGAGCCTTGACGGAGTTGTTGAATGCTTGCCGGAAAGTTCCAAGGTCCACACGCTCGAAGTGAAGACCATGAGCGAGAAGTATTTCAAGGTGCTGTGTAACCTCGGAGTCGAGAAGGCGAAGCCGATCTATTATGCACAGTGCCAGATTGGAATGCACTTGAGCGGACTAGATCGCTGCCTGTTCATTTCGGTCAACAAGAATACCGACGAGATTTACGCAGAGCGGCTGCGGGTCGATCATGCCTTTGCAGAGGGGCTTATCGAGAAGGCCAGAACGATCATATCGACCGAACGGCCCCCGCTTGGAATCAGCAACGATCCGGCATGGTTCGAATGCAAGTTCTGTCCGTATCATTCGATCTGCCACGGAGATGGCGCTGCGGAACTGAACTGCCGCACATGCGCCTTCTCGACGGCAGAGGCTGAAGGCTGGTCATGCGCCAGGCATAAGAAGGCCCTTGATGATATTGACCAGCGGAGCGGCTGCGGTGATCACATCTACAATCCGGCACTGGTGAAACTGCCGGTGCATGACAGCGGCGATGACTGGATCGACTACATCAACGAAGACGGCGAGATCGTGCGGAACAAGGGCAGGGAGTTCAGCAAGTGCTAGAACTCCGCCCCTACCAACGAGCCGCCATTGATGGCCTATACAATTATTGGTCAGACAAGAAGGGCGACAACCCCATCATCGTCGCACCGACCGGCTCGGGCAAGAGCCTGATCATCGCGCATCTGATCAAGGATGCTATGAGCTATCCCGGCACGCGCGTTCTGATCTTGACGCATGTCAAAGAGTTGCTTGAGCAGAACGCCAGCGAATTGATCGCGCTTTATTCCGAGGCAGATGTCGGCTTCTATAGCGCCAGTCTCAAGAAGAAAGTGCTGCGGAAGCCGATCACGTTCGCTGGCATCCAGTCGATCCACAAGAAGGCTTATCAGATGGTGCCAGCGCCTGATCTGGTGATCGTGGATGAGGCGCACCTGATCCCGAAGACGGACAGCACACGCTACAACAAGTTCCTCTCTGACCTTCGCGTGTGCAATCCCGGCGTCAAGGTGGTTGGCCTCACGGCTACGCCATACCGACTTGATAGCGGCTGGCTGCACGAAGGCGACAACGCGATCTTTGACGGCATTGCATACGATATTCCGGTTGCCGATCTCATGGAGCAAGGCTTCCTGGCCCCGGTGATTAGCAAGAGCGGCGTCAAGACCATTGACCTCTCGAACGTCGGCAAACGCGGCGGTGAGTATATCGAGAGTGAACTAGCCAAGGCTGCATCGGACCCGGAATTGGTAACTGAGACAGTTGCAGAAATCGTGCGCTATGGTGCGGAGCGAAAGGCGTGGCTCGTCTTTGCTTGCGGTGTCAATCACGCCGAATTGCTCCGTGCCGAGTTCCAGACACACGGCATCGAGGCGGATGTCGTGACGGGTGCCGATGGCATGAGCGCACGCGGCGAGAAGATCGAGCGATTCCGGCGTGGCGGAAGCAAGTGCTTGATCAACGTCAACGTTTTGACTACCGGCTTCAATGTCCCGCATGTTGACCTCGTGGCAATCGTGAGGGCAACCGAAAGCACCGGCTTGTACATCCAGATCGTGGGGCGCGGCACACGCATTGCGCCGGGGAAAGACAACTGCCTAGTGCTAGACTACGGCGACAACGTGATGCGCCACGGCTTCATCGACAAGATCAAGCCGAAGATCAAAGGCCGCACCGAAGACGGTCAAGCCCCGGTCAAGAAATGTCCAGAATGTTTGACTGTCAATCATGCCGCTATTAGAGTGTGCATCGAGTGCGGCCATGAATTCCCGCCTCCGCAGTTCAACCACGGAACGAAGGCATATTCTGGCGCGATGATCTCTACACAGGTAGAAGCCGAATGGGTTGACGTTGACGATGTGGGCTATGCAAAGTGGCGCAAGGAAGGCAAGCCAGACAGCATCCGCGTCACCTATTATTGCGGCCTGATCAAGGTTTCAGAATGGCTATGCCCTGATCACGGAGGCTATGCTGCGGAGCGATACCACAAGCGGATGCCATCACTAGGGGCGTCTGCCATGACCACCGAAGAGGCCATGCTTGAATGCGACCACTGGATCAAGCCGCGCAGGATAAAGGTGAAGCCGAATGACAAGTTCCACGACATTGTACAACTCGACTACAGCCAGCCCAAGCGTCTCACCGCCGAAGAGTTGGCAGAACTTCAAGAGCCGCTGTTCTAATTGCATGAGCCTATACGATGCTCGATATTGCACTCATTGGCGTGACGTTGTACCTGATGAGGTACAGAAAGAAGGCTGCGATGCGTTCAACGGTTTCCCTCCCTTCTGAGCATGACGAGCAAGCCGGATTCGTTCAATGGTTCCGCGCCAAGTGGCCTCGTGTATTGATCTTTGCAATACCGAACGGCGGAAAGCGCAACATCTCGACGGCAAAGAAACTGAAGTTGGAAGGCGTTGTTCCTGGCGTGCCTGACTTGTTCATCCCGGCATGGGGAATCTGGATTGAGATGAAACGCCAGAAAGGCGGGCGAACTTCGTCCGATCAGGATAATATGATTTCATACTTGGAAAGCATCGGCCATCGCGTTATTGTTGGCTATGGCGCAACCGATGCCAGCGACAAGCTGCTGTCTCTTTTGAATATGGGAGGGGCGGCAACTAAAGGAGGATAGCCACCGCCCCTAGCATCCGGGAGCGAGCAGACCGGATGCTTGCGTTAATGATTGATTGAGAATTCTAGTCTAGGCTTGCCATAGTTTCAAGGAGGAACGTCATGGCGAAATATGAATACGATGCCACACAAGAAGAGTGGCTTCATGGTGATCCGGGCGTGCTGTCCGGTTCAGTGGCCGCTGCTGATCAGCGGTATGCCAAGTCTACCCAGGTCAGGGAGAGCTGTGTCCCTCGGCTCTCCCTGATCGACTGGCTGATCTGCGGTCCAATCATGGTCGGTCTTGGCTTCCTGATGGGAGTGTACTGGCCGTGATGAGGTATCTTGTTTTGATCGCCGCGATGACGGCTGGAAGTGTATTAGCTCATGCTTCGGATGCGACTCGATTAGTTACATCGGAGGCAAGACGGCAAGGTGTGCCGGTCGGATTCGCCTTGAAGATGGCAAAGATTGAGAGCGGTGTTCGATGCCACAACCATAACAAGCGAAGCAGTGCATCTGGCCCATTGCAGGTGCTCCGCGGCACAGCGCGGGCTATGGGCTACCGAGGCGACATCCGGCGGGCTTCGTGCGCTACGCAGACACATTACGGAATGAAGCATCTGGCTATGTGCTGGCGCGGAGCACGAGGCAATGCGGCCTTGGCGAAACGGTGCCATCAGGTTGGCGTGTCTGTCTTGTACGGCAAAAAGAAGAGGAGGCGTTGATGACCAGAGAACCTGATCTTGAAACCGTCAATCGCGCATTAGGTGAGACGGTAAGGAAATTGCAGCAAGACTTAGCCGATGCTGACAGAAGAATCCGGCGGCTTCGAGAGGAGTTAGCAGAGGCACACAGAGCGGCGGCACTAGCATCTGGGAGGGATTGGTGAGTGATATTGAGGAAACTGCCGACACCATTGCCAGCCTCACCGCAGAGGTGGAGAGGCTGAAAAAAGAGACCATCGGCAGACAGGCGCATGACCGTATGCAGGTGAGGGAGATTAAGCACTTCACCGCCGAGGTGGAGAGGAAGGACGCGGCGCTGAAACAGGCGGGCACTGGCCTCAATGCAGGTTTGTTCCAGTATGCCGCTCGCGATATTCACCAAAACATCGTTTTGGGTGACGAACAATACCCTTGGATCAGGGCGATGCAGATCGGGCTTGACGCTGTAACCGCCGCTCTCCCCCCTCCGCCCGCACTGAAGGAGAACAACAATGATTGAACTCGGTAAGAAGTACAAGACTATGGATGGCCGCGAGGTTCGCATCTATGCGGTGGATGGAAATATGCCTTACGTTGTGCATGGAGCCATAAAATATGATTGCGGTTGGGCCACTGTGTTTTGGACCGGAGATGGAGTTTATGACCTAGATAATACCGTTCCAGACTTCCTTGACCTCATTGAAGTGAAGCCCCGCATCCAGCGGGATGTGTGGATCAATGTGTATAACGAAATCAGAGGTGGGAGTGTGAATGCGTTTCGGCACCGTGAAATGGCGGATGAATGCGCTTGCGAAGGCCGCATAGCATGCGTGCACCTAAAGATTGATGTGGAAGAGGGGGAAGGACTGTGATTGAACTTGGTAAGCAATACAAGACTATGGATGGCCGCAAGGTTCGCATCTATGCGGTGGATGGTGGCGGGCATAAGCCCATTCACGGCGCGATCCGTGAAGGTGATGAATGGGTTGCGGCCTCTTGGCTTCAGGGTGGCGTTGGCGCGCAGCACATCAACAGCCTCGTTGAAGTGAAGCCCCGGATCAAGCGTGAGGTGTGGGTGAATGTATATAAAACAGCGACTACGTACGGCATTTATAAAGAAAAAGGCACTGCCGATTTGAACGCCTCTAATAAACGCATCGCCTGTGTGAAGGTAATCATTGATTGCGAGGAGGGGGAAGGACTGTGATCAAGCCTGAGCAGATACCTGATGATGTGGTGGAGGAACTACACGCCATATTCGCTGATGATTTTGGGACATTGATCCCAAAGGATTCCTGCCGCGCCGCCATCGCCGCCGCTATCAATGCGTGGCCGGGGATAAGACACGGATACAACGGGACTGGCACAAACGAGAATTGGACGCAATGGTTCGGTCTTCGCGATGCGCACCGGGCCGAAGCAAGTGATGGCCTCATCCTCCCCCTGACACAGGAGCCGCGCACATGACCATAACAATTGATTTTATCAGTATGGGCATAGGATTCGTTCTAGGTCTTGGCGGATTTGGCCTGTTCTTTGTTTATGTGTTATCAGCAGGAAAATGGCGATGACCACCACGCCATCGCAGATAGAGGCTGTTGCGCGCATGCGGCTAATGATCCAGTCGGCTGTTGAGGATGACGCCCGCGCATGGGAACTGACAGACACTGAACTTGCTGTGATTGCCGAAGCCGCCATCAACGCCATGCGCCCGTTTATCCGTGCCGAGGCGCTGGAGGAAGCTGCAACGGCCATCCAGAACTTATGGCGCATTGAGGATTGCTATGGCGCAGCCGCCGCCATCAGAGCGTTGAAGGAGAAGCCATGACAACCCCTAATCTACGCGAAAGAGTGGCGAGAGCGATTGAAGAAAGCCTGTATGGAACAGAGCGTATTGGACGCACTGACATACTTCAGTACGGTCTTGAAGCAGATGCTGCCATAGCTATTGTGCTGGAGGAGGCGGCGAAGGTGGCGGAAAACTACGATGGCCCCGGCATAGTTGGAGGCTATGACCGCCATCTTGGAGATGGTTATGAAACGCGCAGAGACATCGCCGCCGCCATCAGAGTGTTGAAGGAGAAGCCATGAGGCGTTTCCGCTATATGCCCATCCCGCAGCACGCGCACCCGCTGGTGCGGCGGCTGTACGCAGAGATGAACAGCCAACGGATCGGCGTCACCGATATGGCTGAGCGGACGGGCATAGCACGAAACACGTTCAAGGGCTGGCGAACGCGGCACTGCCCCCGCGTTGCGGAACTGGAGGCATGCTATAACGTTCTGGGTATGAAACTGACGGTAGAGATGGTGAGAGATGAATGACATCCTAGATAAACGCGAGAAGACCCACGGAAGCTATTTCTCTGTGTCTACAATGGCTCAGTCGTTAAAAGACGCCATGCGTCACGGAAAAAATTGGGGTGAACTTGATGATCCTCAACGCGAGACGCTGGAGTTGATCGCCAGCAAGATTGGCCGCATCCTGTCAGGCAACCCGCACGAGATCGATCACTGGCGTGACATCGCAGGCTACGCCACGCTGATCGAGCGGTGGCTTACCTCTTGCACCGCTTCCGATGATGATCCCACTCTCCGCCACGGCGGATGCAATCCCGCCACGCCTGCTCCTGTTCGGGCGGCATCCGTTTGGCCAATAACGCCAGAAGAAGAGGAAGAGCGGGTCTTGCAGCAGCCGTGACCAAGCCGATCCAGAAGGACGGTCTTTGAGCAACGAGAAAGCCGCCAGCACCAATGCCGATCAACAGCACGACGATGGCGGCAATCTCAATCCAGTTCACTTCTTGGCCCAGACAGACCAGCCAGCGGCGAAGATGACGCCAAGCGCGCCGATGATCTCGTTCATGGCCGTAGCATCAATGAGTCCGGTGCCGACAACATAACCGCCACCAGCTGCGAGAACGGCGCGAACAACGCCCCAGACCATTTCTTTTGTCATCACTTACTTCCTTTTGTTGTGCCGGGATATTGCTTCCACGGCAGTTGAAAATGCGGGCCGTCCTTGAACGAAACCCAGTCGCCGCCCCACTCCAGCAGTACGCCTTCCTTCTTTGCCGCTGCCTTCATTTGCTTGGCAAGACTATCATATAGCGGCCAATCCCAGCGCACCTGGCCCTTGATGGTGCAAGCCAGATCAACAGCGTGGCCGGTAAGATGCCGAGAGCGCAGCGTCTTGCTGGCACCCTTTGCCTTGAGAATCTTCTGCTCTTCTAGCGTGCGCAATCCGCAGGTAACAATAAAACCTGTATCAGCATCTTTCCAATCGGCAGCGCATCGGTTGACCACACGCACCATATCAAGATGCACGCCCCACAATTTCGCAAGAGACGATGATGGCAGTTTCATTTTCTCAAGGCCTCTTCGATGCTGTCTAGCTTCGCCATGATGGCGCGGCTCGTCTCGCGGATCTCCTTGATTTCACGGTCGTGCGCTGTACGCGACGTTTCAGTCTGCGCTTGCAGAACTGCGATGGCTGTCTCGTGCGCCTGTTGCTGGCGGTAGATAACCCAGACAAACGCGGCCACTGGCGCGATGATCCATTGCATGATGGCCCCGAGCACTTTGAAGGTTTGATCGTCAATCATGGCATTGTCTCACGGAGAGGAAGCATATTCACGGCGGCGGAAGAAGTAGACTTTTCCAAGTACTATACTACCAGAGTTAAACAAAAGACGAGCACGCAAGATTTTCTGTGCTGGGCTTAAATACATATTTGAAGAAGCATCTATTGCAGCACTAAACGAACCACTCGTATAACTCATAGTCATTGCGAAATGCCCGTAGCTGGCGATCCTCGGCAAATGAAACTCTGCGTGATATCCAAACTCATCAGATGAAGAACCCTGTGATGTTTCTCGTATAAGTCTATATGTGGCCGTTGTTTCTTTGAACGCGTCCATTCTAAGTCGTGTGTCGGTGGCATTATTATGCCGTAAGTCAACCGCGACAACGCGATATTCATATCCATCTACGAAATCAGGCGTAACAACACTAGGCACTGTTCCATTTACTGCGTGATCATAGATCAACCCAGTTTTGCCATCGCCAATCGTCACCTTGTCATGCGGATGCCACCCAGACACCATGACAGGCGCACCCGATGCGCTCTCCGCTAAAGCCGAAGGATTGTCGCGCAATGCTGTCACGGTAGTGCTAGACGGGATGCCGCCAACAGCCACTGCTGCGTTTGAGATGCTCGTCCATGTCGTCATCAAAGCCACCTATACGGTTGAGGAGT